TGTGGTATTGCTGTATCTATGGGAGTTGGTAAAACTCTTATAGGTCTTCAGCATATCTTTCAGAACTATGATGATACTCTAAAGGTATTAGTTGTGGCACCTAAGCGTTCTATTCTTAAGTCATGGGTAGATGAAGCAGAGAAGTTTAATCTTAATCATTTGCTTGCTCACATTAAGTTTACTACTTACTTGTCTCTAAACAAACAAGATTTAACTTATGACATTGTATACTTAGATGAGTGTCACAACTTACTATTTACTCACGAGTCTTGGTTATCAAGATTTACAGGTAAGATTGTAGGTCTTACTGGTACTCCTCCTAAGGTAGCGTCATCTGAGAAAGGTATGATGGTCAACAAGTATTGCCCTATGGCATATGAGTATGTAACTGATGACGCTGTACATGATGGTATTCTAAATGACTATCAGATTGTTGTACATAAGATGAAGTTAGATGACCGTAAGAACTTCATGCAGAAGACTAAGAGAGGTGAGTTTCCTACATCAGAATTAGCAAGTTACAACTACTGGACTGAGCGTTTACTTAACGCAAATCCTGGTAAAGAACTACAGATAACTCGGGTTATGAGAATGAAGGCACTGATGGGTTTTCCTAGTAAAGAAAGGTATGCCAAGAGATTGTTTGATACAATCAATGATAAGGTTATCCTGTTTGCTAATACTCAAGATCAGGCTGATAAACTTTGTGATGACAGTTACCATAGCGGTAATAAACTATCTGAAGTTAACCTTGATAAGTTTAAATCTGGAGAGATAGATAAGCTTAGTTGCGTACTACAACTGAATGAGGGTGTAAACATCCCTAACCTAAAACAGGGTATCATAATGCATGCGTATGGTAATGAGCGTAAGTCAGCACAAAGATTGGGTAGATTACTCCGTCTTAATCCTGATGAGAAAGCTACTATTCATATACTATGCTATCAGGATACTGTGGATGAGACTTGGGTTATCCAAGCTCTAGATCAATATGATAATTCTAAAATAACCTGGATTGAAAATGGACAACTCCAATTTACCAGCTGGAGCAGAGCGTGATGTTACTGCACCCTGGAATCAAGTAGATGATTTATGTAGATACTGTGACCAAGATGTCATTAGAGGTATGGCTCAAGAAGCTGCCCTTGATGAGTCTGATGTTGATGAGTATATGGAAGCATTGCTTGAAGAAGCAGGCTTATGTAAAGATTGTTTCAAAGAAGAACAAGCAGATGATGATGATGACTGGTGTAACTGGAAGTCCTGAGACTGTAACTGATGAAGACGTAACGCTTGACCTATCCTTTATGGAGGATAGCAAGCTCGTCTTATACAATGATGATCACAACAGCTTTGATAAAGTTATCATGGCTATTATTATCTACTGTCAAGTATCTGCTGCTAAGGCTGCAGAGATTGCTATGAAAGTTCACAATGAGGGTAAAGCTGTAGCTAAGTATGGTTCTCGTGATAAGCTTGAGCCAATTGCTAAGGTGTTTGGTGAATTAGATTTAACCTGTGAAATAGAGGACCCATGAAATCGGGAGACTGTTACATAGATGAGTACTATGAGCCAGAGACTATTGTAATACAGATTATTGAATACCCAGTTGTAATATACCCAAATAGCGGTGATGGTTTTACAGGTAAAGTTATTTATACAAGTAATCCTCATATCATGAGTAGGGATATTACTGTAAGAGGACATGACTATGATCAAGGTCTTATACCAGTAGCTATGATCACCATAGATGATAAACTAATGATAATTAAGTTATGAGAAGTAAAAGACTAACAGATGAAGACATGGTTAAAGATATAATCAACACCATGTTTATAATAGCTGGTCATGATGTATCCTATGAGGACATTAAAGACCGTAAGGACAAATGGTATGAAGAATGGACCATGACTCCTGAGCAAGAAGAAAAATGGATGGAGTGGATGGTAGGATACTTCCGTAAGCATAGAAAGCTTACTGTTAGGTATGCCAAGACATCTGCTTCTATGTATAACCTGATGTGGGGCCTTAAGGTCAACCGTCCTGAACTAGAGCAAGAGTCTGATTAAAACTATGGAAGGTAAATACGTAATCATAGATCTAAGAACTATGGATTTCATGAAGGATGAACATGGTACTATAAAGTACTATGACACCGAGGAACAAGCAGGTTTAGCATGTAGTATACACGAACTTGAAAATGCTTGGGTAATGCAACTAGTATATAATCACATTGAAAAAAACTAAAAATTATGACACCAAACGAAAAAGCAGAAGAGTTAATTGATAAATACAAACTATTTGTCTATCCATATGTAGGTAGTTCCTACTTAACAGGTGATGAATATCCTGAACAGATTTTAAACTACGCTAAACAATGCGCTTTAATAGCAGTAGATGAGATATTAAACTTAGCATCATTTTACAATGATACACAAGGTGAAGTAACTTATTGGACAGAAGTAAAACAAGAAATAGAAAACCTTTAAATTAAAAATTATGGAAAAGAAACAAAGTAGTGTTGAATGGTATGAAAACAGATTAATTCAACTTGATATTGATTTTGGAGGGCATAAAAATTATTGGATTGAAAGAAAGAAAATACGTGACCAAGCCAAAGAAATGCACAAGGAGGAGTGTGCAGAAGTATTTAAAGAAGCACAAGAATGTGCTGTTAAGCACGATGGTGTTTATTTTAAATACAACTGTCTTGAAGATTATTATAAGAGCAAAGAAACTGAACTTGAATCTTTGCCTTGTGAACTTGAATCTTTGTCTAATATTAAACAACACGAAGTCACTTGGATAGCCGCACTTGATTATGCAATTGAGAAAATGAAAGGTTTAAATAATGCAGAATCCATAGACGCTTTTAAGAAGCACTACAACGAAACATTTGGAGGTAACAATGAGTAAGCTAACTGCGCTTGAAGTATTTGCATTAGAACTTTATGCAAAGGGTTTGCTAAAAGGTAATGGAGATGAAATACAAGAATCACTTAAACGCCATAAGCAAATGGAGAAAGAGCAGATAAATGATGCTTATAGAAGAGGTTTCATATCTGATGATATCAAATTAGCAGATGACTATTATACCGAAACATTTGGAGGTGACAATGAGTAAGCTATACACAGAAGAGCAAGTAACAAATTTGACACAAGCAGCATTCATAGCAGGTCAAAATCATAACCCATTTATTTTTCAAATAGAATTAAATAAATTAACCCCAATAGAACTACCAAGTGATGAGGATGTAGAGGTTTATGTTAAATCAACAGGGTACTATGGTCATTGTACACCTGAATATCATGAAGGTATAGAGCAAGGTGCTAAATGGATGAGAGATAAAATTAAAGGAGGTAACAATGAGTAGAATATTATTTATAGCAATCTGCGTCTCTATGATAGGGTGTGCTGAACCAAATGTAGAGCAAACCGCCACCAAACATGCTATAGCGGGTCATGCAGCTCTTGATGAAGTAACCATTGAAGGATGTCAATACCTCTTAGGTAATTGGGGTAACGCCACAGTGTTAACCCATAAGGGTAACTGTAACAATCCTATTCACATACATAATGGAGGTAACCATGACTAAGTATCTAATGTGGGTATTAGCATTTATCTTACTACTAGATTGTGCTGCTACAATAGGTTTATACCTATCTGTAAAGGATAAGCCTCTTGAGAGAGAGGACTACCAAATGTTTAAAGCTGTTAAGATACCGGAGGATACCGTTTGGGTAGACCCGATAACTGTAGGCACAACAACTGATCCTGAGAACTTATGACAACAAAAGAAGTATTAGAAGATCTTATTAAGCAGATGGATAGCTTGCGTAACAACAAGACGGTTCCATATCTTAACCCATACAAGGGTATTGAAGATTGTATTGAACTATTGTATAAAAAGATAAAGACTCTTAAAGAATGAAGACTCAGTATAGAAATCGCTATGGTGATGTGATCACCTTTGAGAAGAAAGATGATGTAATAGAGATGACTGGATTTACTGAGCACTTCCGTTTAGGAGGATGGCCCGGTGAAGTAGGCATGCCTAACTATAAGTTCTCTATGATAGATCCCAGTGGTGGACCATACATTACTGCTCAAGCAGATTGGCATGGTGAGGAGATAAGTGGTACAGACATGGGAGAATTCCTATATGACTGGCAAGGTCTTAAGATAGAATACATTACAATAGAAGAAGGTATAGCTAAATTACATTTATGCAAATAACAAGAGAACAAGAGGATAGATTAAGAATTGCTAATCTTGTACTATGGTTACAGATGTGTGTCTTTGCTGCTGATGCAACAGATGATATCAAATGGTTTAACAAACAGAAAACAAAGAGTGCTATGAATACTTTGGTTAGTATAATCCTTAAGGAGTATACACCAATGCTTAAAACATTCTGGAGTGTACCTGATGAGTTAGACATGATTCGTGTTACTAAGGACATGCAGCAAATCGCTGATCTGATAACTGATTTAAATTATCTTCAGATGGAAGATGTTATAGAATTAATTACTAATTATAAAAAAGAAAATTATGATAAATACATTTGATGCATGTGTGTTTGCATTTACTGGTTTAACTACTGGTATGGCTATAGGTTTAGCCATTAGAAATAAGAAGACTAAGAATGTTCAGGATGAACTAGACTATCTAGAAAATAAGTACACTGATTTAGTGGATGATTATACTGAATGTATTATTGAGAAACACAGACTACAGTTTGAGAAGTATTTAAAACCTATTCCTCCTGTTAAGAAGGATGTTGTAGTTAAGAAGAAAGTAGGAAGACCTAAAGGAAGTAAAAATAAACCTAAACAAGATGGCAGACCAACTACCCGTAAGTATACGCGCAAAAGTAATTAACAAGAGCTTAGAAATTGACCCCTTAGGGTCTGCTAAGTTAGGATTGTTTATTAAGGGACTGACTGATGGTGATGTTGTTACTATCACCTATGAAGTTCACACTGATGATGCTAGCTACGCTCAAATGAGCAAACTGCATAAACATATCCGTGAGCTTGCAAACTACACTGGTGATTCCTTTGAAGACATGAAGCTACAGGTTAAACTGCGTGCTGGTCTTTGTGATTCTTCAGACTGTAGATCTTTTGCAGACTGCTCTAAGGAAGAATTGTCTATGGCTATCAGAGCTAGTATAGAGATAGGAGACTTAGTAGGATTTAGTCTTTACTAACTCTCTCCCCTGTTGTAGTATTAATCTTTACCATTTCAGTATGACCCTGTTTTCTAGCTGAGTCTTCTACAAGAAGTAGGAAAGAAAGCAAGGTCCTGTAATGGTAAGCATGTACATCAGTATCGTCTTTACCTTCCTGTATAAGCTTTAAGATATCTTCTAGATGTTTAGCATCTTTTACAGGGAAGAATTCAATCATGAACTGATTAAATCTGAAATAGAAGTCTACTGGAACTTTAACATCTATAACAGTTTCTCTCTTAAGCATTTCTATTTCTCGGATGGTTGGTTTAGATTCTTCAGACATAATATTAATTTTAACAAAGCTATGTTAGATAAAGTAAATATACAAGATGTTCAAGACAAATTGTATGACAAGTTGAAAGAAAGTGGTTGGGCTGATAAGCTCAAGACTTTCTTGGTAAGTAATGATATGACCAAAATCTTAAGCACCCTGCTCAAAGAAGCTCAAGATAACAAGCGGTTTACTCCTCAGATTAAAGATGTGTTCAATGCATTCATTGCATGTCCATATGATAAGACTCGTGTAGTAATGATGGGACAAGATCCCTACCCTGTTATTGGACAAGCTGATGGTTTAGCATTTAGTTGTAGTAAGGTACCTGTTCAGAAGTCTCTAGGTTATATGCATGATTCTATTAAGAAGACTGCAATACCTGGTTACATAGGAGAAAAGGATCTAACCTGTTGGTCTGATCAAGGTATACTCTTATTGAACACAGCGTTAACTACTACTATAAATAAACCAAGTAGTCATCAGATGTTATGGAAAGCATTTACTGCACAGGTGCTTGATAGTCTTATATGGGAAAAACCAGGGTTGATCTATGTGTTTATGGGCAAAAAAGCTCAGGACTTCGCAGATCTAATACCTGATAACAACTACAAGATTATGGTATCGCATCCTGCGAGTGCTGCTTACAGTAATCTTACTGAGTGGGACTGTGAAGATATGTGGAATAAGATTAATAAATACCTAGAGCAAGATGGTAAACAAAGAATATCCTGGTAGAATTAAGGTTAAACTTATACTAGATCCAAAGTTTGGTGAGGTAGAGTTTCAAATAGAAGGAACAAATATTAAAAACAAATGTCTGTATGATGCGCTATCTGAACATGGTATTGAGCTTGAAAGAGCTAAGTATATTGTAGAAGATGTATCCAAGTGTACTAACACTGGTAAGTTTTATCATATGGAACCAATAGATTACACAAAATATGGCAGAGAAAGACGTTATGAAGCTGAGAGGGAATATCAAGCAAGATTTGGCCCAGCTAAACTATGATTTAAACCTAGTTATTTCTAAGTTCTTTAGTAGTATTCAAAAGGATTTAAACAAGTATGATAAGTATATAGGCAATTCTCATTCTATTATCCCTGGTATAGATGACTTTAGAGTTGTGATTGATTTAGCTGAGGAGTTATATCCTGATGATAAACCGTTTACTAAGAATATGAAGTGGCGTAAGACCCAGATTATTATCATTAGACAGTGTTGTTATCTGATAGGTCATGAACTTGGTCTAAGTTATTCACATATGGTAAGGGTTCTTAATGATATGCACGGAGAAAAAGTTACTCATCATGCTACTATGCTACATGGTGTAAAGAAAGCTCGTACCTCATTGGAAATCAAGGACAAATCTGTGTTACCTATATGGAGTAATCTAATGGCTAAGATGCAAGAGAGGAACTTCTCAAAAACATTTGTATCTTTAGATCCTATTGACGCATTATGATAAAGCTATTTGAATACCTAGAAGCAAAGGAGATTACTCCTAACAGTTTGTATATACTGTGGTCTATTGCTAACAAGCGTAAGACTCAGCATGTGGGTATCAATGTGCATACTGAACTAAGATTACTAATCAATGCTGGTCTGTTAACTGTTAAGTATGAGTTGACTACAAGTGGTATTGAAATTATTAACAGTATACCTGGTGGTGGAACTAATGCTATAGTAGATACTGCTGAGGATAACATCATGAAATTTCTTATGATCTTTCCTAAGGGTAAACTACCAAGTGGTAAACCTGCTAGAGTAAATAGAAAGAACATAGAAGAGTCCTTCAAGTGGTTCCATAAGAATTATACGTATGATTGGGACACCATCTTACGGGCAACTCTATACTATGTGGACACCTATGAGAAGGCTAACTATATGTACATGAAGAACTCTCAGTACTTTATACGCAAGCAGAACACTGATAAGTCTTGGGACTCAGAGCTTGCTAACTACTGTGAGATAATTATTAACGGTGAGGATCTAGAAGATGCTCCACATTTTACTGATAAAGTAGTATGACGCAAAGAAAATTTGAGAAGATAATGCTAATGTGTTTAGCATCAGTAGTTATGAGTATAGTATGCTGGAGTTTAATAGATAATTTAATTATTCCACTCAGTATAATTGAGTATATTTTTATTGAATTTATCTTGGTTTTTGCCTATAAATCTTATACATTTGTAGTCAAGCAGATCCATGCAATAGAAGAATAATTCCCACATTTTATGTCTAAACAACACCTCTGGAAAAATCAGAAGGAAGGCTTTGCTGACTCCTTACATTACCTGAAAGGTAGAATGGAGGGGTCTATTAAAAGTATTAAGACGCCTTGGGATAAGTTTAATGATGCTACAACTGACGGTCTAGAATGGCACTCTATGACAGTTATAGGTGGAAGACCTGGTAGCGGGAAAACTCTTATTAAAGATCAAATAGTAAGAGAGGCATTTAAACTTAATCCAAATGAAAGTTTTCGTGTGTTAGAGTTTCAGTTTGAAATGCTAGCACGTACCTCTGCAATAAGAGAATATAGTAGTGTACTTGGCAAGTCCTATAAGTATCTCTGTAGTGCAGATGGTAAGTTAACAACCGAAGACCTTCAGATTTGTTATGATCATGCTAAAGAGAGAGTTAAGTTAGCAATTGATATTGTTGAAGAACCTATCACCGTAAACGAGTTAAGAGAAGTTATTGTTGATTATATGCAGCATAACATGATCACTAATGAGTCAGGAGATTATGAGTACACCAAGACAATTGTAACCTTAGATCACTCTTTGTTGTTGAAGAAAGCCCCATTTGAAAAGGACAAGTTTGACACCCTGTATAATTTAGGAGAAGCTATTACGGAACTTAAGCGTAAGTATCCCATAGCATTCATCATCCTGACACAATTAAACAGAGGTATTGACAATCCTGAAAGAAATGAAGACGGTAAGTATGGTAACTACATACTGGAGTCTGATATCTTTGGGTCAGATGCCTTGCTTCAACACGCAGACACCCTCATTGGTATCAACAGACCAGGTAAACAGAAGATTAAACTGTATGGTCCTGATAGATATCTAATAGAGGATGATAAAGTTTTAGTATTACACTTTTTAAAGTGTAGGAATGGGGATAACCGCATGAGTTTCTTCAGAGCAGAGTTTGCTCGGATGCGCATAGCGGAGATGCCTACTCCACCACAACAAGAAAAAAGATCTAAAGTATAAGTTATGGCAATAAGCACAAGCAATCCAGGGTCTATGACTACTGAAGAGAGAAAGCATCGCATTGCAGAACTAAGAGAACACCAACAACCATTGTTGGATGCACTCGGTGTGAATGCTGCATTGTTTTTCCCTAAGATGTCTTACAGACCTAAAGGTAAAGATGAATTGTATGTTAGTTTCTTTCCTAGTGAATTGAAACGAGGGTATGATATCTACACAGAATTTGTAAGCAGAGAGTATGAAGCAGAAGATCCAGAAAGAACTCTATGGAAATGGAGATTCAACCCACACTGGGAGGATGAATATGAATGTACAAGTGATGTACAACCACGCTATTTACTACCTGTAAAAGAACTTATTAAAGTCACTGCTCCTAAGAAGACTGAGGTTAGTCAACAGAAAGATATCTTTGAAGAAGGATTCTTAACTGGTGATGATGATGCTCCTATTAGTGACATGACTATCAGAGACTTGTTAGCAATCCTATCAAAGTCTCCGGTTAGTAAGAAAGAATGGTTAAACAATTTACTTAAATAAAATGGAGATTAAACTTCCTACCGGTAAGGTTCCTGCTCAAGCATTGAGTCCTAGAAACCTGATTATCTTTTCAAAGCCAAAGACTGGCAAGACTACACTATTATCAAAGCTTGATAACTGTTTGATACTAGACCTTGAGCAAGGTTCTATTTATCTAGAGGCAATGAAGGTTGAGGCCAACTCAATTGCTGATATCAAAGCTGTAGGTAAAGCTATCAAAGAAGCTGGTAATCCTTATGATTATGTTGCTGTAGATACCATCACTGCATTAGAAGAGATGTGTATTCCTTATGCTGAAGAGTTGTACATGAAGACCCCTATGGGTAAGAACTGGCCAACAGATGGTAAGCTTAAGTACGGAACTATCATAGGTCTACCTAATGGTGCTGGTTATCAGTATCTTAGAGAAGCTTTTACTAAAGTTGTAGCTTACATTCAAACGTGGGCACCAAGAATTATACTGGTAGGACACGTGAAAGATACTGTTCTGGAGAAGAACGGATCTGATTATAACTCATTAGACTTAGACTTGACAGGTAAACTTAAAAGGATTACTGCATCAAACTCTGACTCTATTGGATACTTATACAGAAAAGGTAAGAAGAATATCTTGAGCTTTAAGACTAGTGATGACATCGCATGCGGTGCAAGACCTAAGCATCTTAGCAATGAAGAGATTGTTCTATCTGAGATGGATGAGAAGGGTGAGGTAGTAACTCACTGGAATAAAATTTATATTGATTAACCTTTAAGAAAAAATGATAAGCACAATTAACATCCCGAGTGAAGGGGCAGGACTACCAAAAGTTCTACAACCAGGTAACCATACTGTAACCATTAATACAGTTAAACTAGAAGTTCCACCTTACAATAAAGACGCTGTCAATATTGTTCTTGGTGCTGAAGGACCTGATATGGGTGAGACCTTTGAAGGTTTCTGGGTTAGCAAAGATGATGAATCTTTGGGACGCCATAAAGGTCAGGTAGCTTCTATCAAGTTGTCACAGTATGCATTCGCTGACGGTACTACCAAGTCTGGTATTATTGTAAAGCGTGATGTTGAACTACTAAAAGCATTACAAACCTTATGCAAAGCGTTGGATTGTAACAATTGGTTACTTGATCAGAACAACAACCATGATACTATGGAGAGTTTGTTTGCTCAGTTTGCTAGTGATAAACCATTTGCAGGTAAAAAACTATACTGCTGTATTGGAGGTAGTGAGTATACTAACAAGCAAGGTTATACAAACTTTGATTTGTATTTCCCAAGAACTTCTAGAGGCTCTTATGCATATGAGGCTGCTGGAGTTAAGACTAGTCAAGTTGTAACCTTTGATGAGGAGCAACACATTAGAAGAAAGAAGGTAGAACCAGTGCAGTCTTTTGGAGATAGCAATGTAACTACTTCATCTTCAGTGGGTTCTGATTTTGAGTTATAATAAGTTTGATTATTGATGAGAGGGGAGTACTTTTACTCCCCTTTTTCATCTTAAATTATATGGTATGATAAGAACTACACATCTCACTAATGATCTTAATGATATACCATCTAACTGGATCTTTGAATATTACTGCGGCCTTAATGAAAGACTAACAGGTCAGGACCTAAAGATCAAATCTTTATTCAATCAGAGTGAACGTACACCAAGCTTCACTATATTCTTTAGCGATGGTAAGTATTACTATAAAGATTTCTCAAGTGGAAATGGTGGCACAGCTTTTAATTTTGTAATGATCTTATTGAACTTATCTTCTTCTCAGACTACAGCAAGATTGCTTGCGGACTACAATGAATTTGTTCTAAGTGGTAAAAACATTTTAGATATAGGTTCCTTTAAGAAACAAGCTAAGTATCAAGTAACAACCTATAATGCTAGGCAGTGGGTTAAAGATGATGCTAAGTTCTGGACTCAGTATCAAATTGATTCTGAAACTCTGGGAAGATTTAAAGTTGTACCCGTTGAGAGTTATTATATGGAAAAAGATACAGGTGAAAGATTAGTAATCACTGGTTCTAATCTCTATGCCTATACAAGACTTGATGGTACTGTATATAAAGTCTATCAACCCAAAGTAGCTGACCATAAGTTTCTTAAAGTTAAGAACTATATTCAGGGTACTGATCAGTTGAAGTTTGATGTACCCAATCTTGTTATCTGCAGTTCTCTTAAGGATGCCATGTGTCTTACTAAGTTTGGTTACAACACAGAAGTTGTTGCCCCGGACAGTGAGAACAGTTTGATTCCTAATGGAGCTATCTCTATGTACAAGCTGAAGTATAAAACAATCTGTACTCTCTTTGATAATGATGAAGCTGGCATTAAGGCTGCACAGAAGTATCAAGATGAGTATGGTTTACCAGGTGTTATATTACCAATGTCTAAGGATCTATCTGATTCTGTTAGAGACTATGGTATACCTGAGACAAGAAAAGTATTACATCCTTTACTAAAAGAAGCACTAAAGAAATGAGTTGGATTTACCAATTAAAAGAATTCACCGAGGACATGATTCCTGATGGTGCTGTAGGATTTGTATACCAGATGGATGTTATCCTAGATGGTGAACGCAAGTCCTACATAGGCAAGAAGAACTTCTTTGCGGATGTTAAGACAAAGCTTTCTAAGAAGGC